TCAGACTGCTCTCACCAGCGCATTATACAGCATTTCAATGAACTGCACCGCGCTGGGCGCACCGGTCAGCGGATAGCCTGCCAGCTGCTGCACATACTCCGGGTTTGTGAGCCATGCACCTTTAGCTGCCCGGCGGACAGCGCTTTGAATCGCTTTTGGCTCACATCTTCTGCGGTCGGCGATAGGGGTATAGATATCTTTCTCCACGGCCTGCAGGCGGTCTTCCTGCTCACAGACCAGCTCAAGACACTGGCACAGGATACTGTAGGCGCTCAGATTGCGTGTGATGCCCATCGGGCGCAGCAAATCATTGACCTGAGTGGACAATTCGGAAACGATCATAGTTGACACATCCTTTCTATGCGTCAACTCTAACCGAAAAATACTTAAAATTTACCAATTACGTCGATATACGTCGTAAAGCGTCGAAACACGCCAAACAAAAACAGCCCCGAGGAACCGTCAGGCTCCCCGGGGCTGCTGCTATGTATGGCTATTTTGGGCAGGGCGGCTTACTTTCCCTGTGCCTTCAGCTTGTCGTATGTCTGGTCTGCCTGAAGGGCTGCGGGGGTGAAGCTGTTGTTCTTCCACCACGCGACCAGCGCGGCAACGGTGGTGATGCCAGCGGTGACCAGCTGCTCCACGGTCTGGCTCTCGATGGGCAGCACGGGTTTGCCCAGTGCGGACAGCACCTGATTGGTTAGGGCCAGCAGCAGGCAGGCGGTGCGGGCAATGGTGCCTGCGGAGATGGTGGGGGCGTTGTAGGTGTGTGCGTTCATAGTCAGTTCCTTTCTCTTTCGTGTTCGTCTGCTTCTAAATCAGCGATGCGGTGGTTGGCCACCTTCATCTGCTCTTCCAAAATGGGGACGCGGCGGGCAAAATTGTTGTGCTCCCGCACCTCCCGGGTCAGCTCTTCCAGCTTGGTGTCGGTCACGGCCTGACTGCGGCTGTTGGCGATCAGCACGCCGATCAGAGTCACCGCACCGGCAAGGATAGCTGAGATGATGCTTTCCACTGGTCTCACCCCCTCACAGCGTCCACCGGCTCTTGTTCGGGCGGGTGTCTACATGCACCCAGCCCTTTGCCCGGCCTGCCTTGACCGGGTAGCGGCCCACGCCGCCACGATTCGGCAGTAGGGTCTCGGCATAGGCAGCCACAGCTTCAACACCCACGCCCTGCACCCGGATGTCCGCAGCCTTGCCGTAACAATGCTGGCTGTAGGTCGCCCCCTTCACCGCCTTGTTGTGGGCGGCGGTACGGTATGCACTCGTGATCGTCACAGACTTCCCGAAATGATCCCGGATTTTCTGCAGCAGGGTCACAAGCTCATCGTCAATAAAGATCGGGTCACTCCCATCCTTGCAGCGGAACTCCTTCACCGCAAAATTTGCGGAGAGCTTTCTGTTCCCGTCCTTCGCATACGAATAGGCTTTAATCGCCATTGCTACCATCTCCCTTCATGCCCGGATCAGCCCCGCACCCGCGCATGGAACAGTCCACCATGAGCACCCCGAACTCTGCACGCTCGGTGCTCATGTTCTCGCCCTGCGCTTCAAGCCGGGTCAACAGCTTCTCACACAGCTCAGGCCACGTCATAGTCGTCACCGGTGATGCGCTTGTAATCCTCGGCGGTGATCTCGCCCTTGTTTACGCGCTCGGCCAGAACTTTCTTCACGCCTGCACGGCGGGATGCGGGCATCTCTGCCCAAGTCTTAGTGCCTGCAATCAGGCGGTTTGCCCAGATAATGTTCATGGTGATACCTCCTTATTCCTTGTTCAGCGCTGCGTCCAGCTCACACAGCGCAGTTTCGATGTCGGCCAAACGCTTCTCGTTGGCTGCGTCCTGTTCGCACATTGCGTCCTCGACCTCGGCCACGCGGTCAGGCAGGCCGTCTTTCTCGGCCTGCTTCTTGGCTGCAGCTTCTTTTTCTGCCCGGGTGGGCAGGCTGCATTTTTTCCAGATAATCATGTGAATCCCTCC